GAGCAAACGATAATGGCTAGGAAGCAAGGACCGAATCTATCTGTCGGCAGAGGCGAGAAACTCTCTGTCAGCAAGGGTGGTGGCTTGACTGCAAAAGGCAGAGCCAAATACAACAAGGCTACCGGCAGCAAGCTCAAAGCCCCAACCAAGTCTGGTCCACGTCACAAGTCATTCTGTGCGCGTTCTAAGAATTGGAAGGGTGAGCGTGGCAAAGCCGCTAGACGCAGATGGGGTTGCCGCTAAGAGTTTTTCTTTTTCAAATAGGTTTCGACAACAATAAGAATCAATAAAAAATCTTCGTAATCTACATGAGCTTTGTAGAGCTGCTGTTGATGTTCATAGATTTCATTTGCTTCTTTTGTAGTCACACCAAACCATTTGCGCTTTGCCTCTTGTTTCTCTGCCTCTTCGATGGCTTGAGTTAAATCCCTCATTGCAAAATTGCAATCCTTACGCATAACAGTAGCCAAGTCTTTTGCATCTTTATGCGCGTCACTTTTTTTAACATTTCCAAGACCTTCATATATTTCTTTAAAAACATGCAGCGCCTTTTTCATTGCGTCAATACTCATGTGTCCTCCTAAGCCACTTTAATCACGGCTAACTGGTAGCCAATCATTATGATGTTTACCTTTTCTTTGAACATCGTGCAGAACGTATCTATGGCCATCTTGGGTGAGTGAAGCACTGGCAACTTCTCGCCCCACAGATAGTCATCAAATACCATCACGCCCTTGAACCTAAGCAGGTTGTAACCCATACACGCATCCGACATTACGTCAGGAGATGTATGGCTACCATCCACATAGATAAAGTCATACAGACGGTTCTCACCTAAGAGCTTGCCCAAGCCCTGAAAGCTCGGCATCTCCATCACTTCAACCGTTTGCTTCTTGCCTTTAGTCTTGTCGGTGTTGTATAGGAATCGTTCCTTAATTTCTGACAAGTCCATGCCAGCGTGTTCCTCGCTGCCCCTAAACGTATCTATGCAAGTGATGCTGCCATCCTTGTCTAGTGCGTGTTGAAGGAACCAACAGGTACTACGCCCCTCAAAGCTGCCAATCTCAAGGAACTTCTTTTTCTCCGGTACTTGCTTCATTAGGTTCAACAAGCCCGGAATGTTGTGACTAAACCAATCCTGTGTGTATTTCATATCCCCTCATCTGCTCGTATGTACCAATCAACGATAAAGTCTTTAAGCTGGTCTAAGCCGTTTCCTACCTCGTAGACCATGCCCATCCGGTCTACCTTCCAGAACTTGCCTACCGACATACCCTTATCTGTATCTCCGTTGATAATGATGACTTCAAAATCTTGCTTAGCAGCAAGAGCCTTTAGCAATATCTGCTGACCAACGCTTACCTTTTCACCGGCACGTTTCCATTCACCTATTAGAAACTTGTCCTTCCTCTCGTACACCATGTCGAGATTAGACGGAACAATCTTTCCTATTAAGCCGGTCAACTCCTCAAAGTCTATGTGAGGAGCTAACCTGTTACGCATTGTCATGGCGCTGGAATTAGCTGACCTTCAAAGGCATAGGAGCCGATGTGTGCTAACTGAACCCACGGCGCAGCCCATACAGTCATGCCAGCCTTACGAGCAATCTTGCAGAAGTGATAGTCCTCTGAGAGCAAGATGTTGGTTTCCTTCTCAATGCTAGTAGCAAAGAACTCTTTGATAGGTTCTTCCTTGATTGAGCCGCCCAAGTCTGTGACGTTGTTTGTGTAGCTAGGAACCTTCTTAGATAGCTTCTCAAACACTTCACGCTTGATGAGCATGAACCCTGTGCCGCCATTCCATATCTCTACTGGCTGATTGATTGGCACAGTCACAGAGCCTTTGTAATCCACAAGGTTTACGACAAAGCTGCCTGTGTAATGCTTGAGCTGGTCATCGGCTACCTTGTTCTCCATTGCCTGTCTGACCGAACCCCAATTAATTTCTTTCTTAGGATAGATGCCACAGATGATGTCTTTGTCTGCCTCAATCATTGGTGGGAACTGATTAGCAAAGAACTTAATGTCAGCGTCAATGAACATCAAGTGTGTTGCCTTTTCCATCTTTAGAAAGTTATGCGCCAGTGCGTTACGAGCGCGGGTAATCAAGCTCTCATTGAACATGAAGCTGAAGCTAATGTCCGTGTCTGTGGTCATCATTACGCGCTGAAGCTCCATTACGCCCTGCATAAAGAAGCCTGTGCATTGACCGCCGTACATTGGTGTTGCTACGAAGATGTGATTCTTTTTCTTTGCTTTTGCCATTTTGGTTCCCTAGTTAGTAGAGGTGGGGCTACTCAGACCGTCTGCCCCGTAACGTCCTAACCTGCGCTCTGGGCGCTCCCTTCTGAGCTAGGTGGGGTTCTGTCCTCTATTGCTTCAATTAAAACGTGTATCGCTCCATTCTTGATAGGTGTGCCACGAATCATCTCGATGTGGTCAACCTGCCAATCATTGTCAAAGACACCAGCATCCTCTAATGAGTCAAGCACGGCTTTGATGCGGTTATCTATATCAATCTTTCGCTTGTCTCTTGGACGCAAAACCATAGTCAATTTCACTTTGCTTGCCCCAAATTTAGGAATGTTGTGTTCGACAACGTAATCTTGCACAGCCGCCTTAAATTGCCGACCAGCCTTGCTTAACACCATGATGCCGCGAAAGTTGCGGTAATAAGTGTTTACAGAAGGTGGTATCGGCAAGTTAAGTGTTATGTGCATCAAAAGGGAACGTCACTGTCACCGTTACTTTGCACTTCTCTCGGATACTGTGAGTCTTTCTGCTTAGCTTTCCAATCGGGGTCTGAGACTAGGATTGAAAAGTATTTTCCAAACTCACCCTCGTTTTCCCAAATGTTCATCCGTATGCGCTCACCACGCACCATGATTTCACCAACCCATTGTGGTGACGTTGGCTTAGTCATGTTTTGATTCTTGATGATGCGCCCTTTAAGCTCAGGCGGTACATACGGTGGCTTCTTCTGATACTCAGTCATAGCTGGCTTTCTTACGGTTATAAGATTAGAGATGTGCTGCAAACCATGTAGCTTAAATGTCATCTAAGACAATCGCTTCAACTTTTTTCTTTGGCTTACGTTCTACTGGAAACATAGAATTGAATTGAGCAATGTGAACAACGTCAAGCATCTTGCGACCTGTGTCATTCGCATCCATAAATTCAATGTATTTGTCACGCTTCTGCTCGTCAGTAAACTTTGTGGAGTTTTGAATCTTATCGACAAGCACCTTGTAAGCGTCTAGCCATTGCTCTTGCGTCTCATGGGATGAGTAGATGGTTCCGTCCGGCAACACAATGTGATAGCGACCTTTAGGCTTATCCTCAATGATTTCCTCGACCGTACCCATGTCTTTAATCTTGGGGGCTGGTGCATCGAAGTCCTGCACTTCCTCGACAGCGTAATGACCCAAGATGCAAGCTGGATAGACCGAGCGCACAGCACGGCTAACGACTCTGCTGCGTAACATATCTTCAGGGTACTTAGACCAGCCTGAGCCATCTCTGACAAGTCCAGCAGACTTGGCCATGTCCAACGTCCACTCGACCGTTAAAGAGCCGCCAGCGGGATGTGAGAACGTGCCACTGCATTTAGTCTTACTAACCTCATGCCACTCCACTTTGCCGCCAGCAAGCTGAAACCGAGCAAGCATCGCCTGTGACTTGAGAGCTGGTCTGCCCTGAATGATGTCGTACTCTTGCACGACCGTGGCAGGGTGCTTGCCCTCGGCTTGTGCGACCAACATCACAGCCATGACCTGCTCTTTTGTTTTGAAGCCGTAAAAATTGCTTTTGACAATAGAGTCAGCCATGACGCTCATGTCATTCACTGGTATTAGATTACTCATTTGAAATGCTCCATAACGGTTAGGATGGTATCAATCACACTGCTAATAGCCATGACATAAATGGCTAGGTCTACTTTAGTCATCTCGTGCCTTCATCATTGCGTCAGCAATTTTATAGGCGGTGGCTGCGTATTCATCTGGCGTTTCGATAAGTCCGGGTTCACGAAACATGGCTTGCATTAAAACCTGCATAGCTTTAGCTGCAAAGTAATCGCGTAGTGTCATCCCGCTATCTGTCATACCAGTTTTAGGGTTGTGTCCATTTGGGAAAGCTGAAATTGTCATTGTGTCCTCACTTGATTAAGAAGCGGCGTGAGCCGCTGGTTGTCGTAACAAACTGCTCATACAGGTCAGGCATTGCTGACTGAAACATCTTGCTATCAAACTTCTTGCTGCCCTTGCTTTGCCTCCATGTAGCAAGCACGTTGCCATCTGCTGAGACAAGCTCATTGGATTCACGCATGTAGTTAAGCACTAGCGTTTGCAACGCATCTTCTTTGGTTTCTAGGTCTTTAATCTGTGCTTTAACTTGTTGCAGAGCCATCACAGCATTCTCAATCTGCAAGCTAGCAGTGACGCTTGTGTGCTTGTCTTCCGCATAGAGCAGCTTTGCTTGTTCGACCGTCTCAGGCTCTAGCGGTTCTTTGGTCTGTACCTTAGCCCATAGCTTCGCCATGTCCTGCACGAGCTTGTCGCGCTGGGCATCCGTGATGACAAACTCAAACGTCTCAAAATTCTGACCCCCAAACAGCACAGCCAGCACCACGCGGTCAATGCCGTGACAGGCTGACTCATGGACTAACTGCGCCATGTCAGCAGCGGGAATGATTAGCCCCTCAACGTCAAACTTCTTCCGCACAGCAGCATTGTAGTTTTTAGCCTCAACCAATGTTTTGCCGTCAGCCGAGATGAAGTCAAAGTGTGAGCGCAGCCACGGCTCCCGTGGATGGGTAAGCGCGTAGTCAGCGTCCTTGAGTTCAATGCCGAGCTTTGCACTGGCAAGCCGACCGATGACTGGCTGCATCGTGTGACCCATTTGGACGGCTTCTACGCCACTTAAATCCTCAATGGGCATCAGCCCTAGCTTTTTCAGGATAACTTCATTAGCGCGTCCATTAGCGGCTTGGCGGCTATCGCCTGACCACCACGCACTGTTGCGTACTTCGGGTGCAAAATCGTTTCTATCGTTAGCCATGAACGACCCCCATAGATGGTTGAAATAGTTTGCCTTCAGGTTTGCACTTGCCCATGGACAGGCGCATAGAGCCGCATAGCTCTAGCTTGATGGAGCCGTCAATTAGATTGACTTCAGGCACGGCGGCACACCTTGCCCAGATGGTCAGGTCATTCATCGTGGGCGGCGCGTCAGGGTAAGTGCAGTGCTTGCAGTGGATGCACAGCGGCTTGGCAGGAACTGAAACGTTTTCCCAATCGTCCTTCATTGTATTCCCCTTATATTGGTTAGGATAGTGATACACATTAATTACATTATACATGGTAAGAGTTAGTCTAATTGTTTTTTCCTATTGGTTTCTCCTTTTCGATAGGTACTATGGGAATTGATAAGTCCATAAATAAATTTAATGGGTAATCGGTTAGGTGCTTTGGTAACCTTTGGTCACGGGGGCATAACCCACCCCTCGGTGCGGTAGACGCGACCAAGCCGGATAAACAAGGTGCATGGGGCAAGTCATTCCTAAGGTGAAAGTCCTTTCGGGTGAGCGTAAAACCCAGCTTGCTAGGCAAGTAACCAAGATAAACGAGAGCGTCACTCCCGAAGGGAGAATCACCCGCATACGCATACGGGTGAGGTTTCCCGTTTTCAGAAACAGTTTGTGTTGCAGTTAGTGCCGTAGCAGCAGGTGGTGCAGGTGACCATGCGACCATTCATCGTGTACGTTGTCGTAGTGCATTGCGCGTAGACGAACGTAGCGAAACCTGCGAGTAACACAGCGATAATTGCCTTTTTCATTGCTTTTCTCCTATGGGTTTTGTTGCATTGGTACTGCTGAAAAATCCTTTAGGTTGAAATTTTTTAGGTTTAACTATCCAACTATCTGTACGTTTAGCAGCGCAACTGGCGCATCTCCAGTGCGGCATCCCGCGCACGTTGTAGGTCTTAATGCTAGCGGGTACGACTTGGCACGACATGCACAAGCGTTTAGCGGGTTCTGTCATACGGCACCTTGAGGGCGTTCAAAGCGTGAATAGATACAGAAATACTTGCCAACGCTATCGCGCCCCTTGGAGAGCGCGTGCGTGGCAAATAAACTCCAATGGTAAGTGTCTTCGTACTCAGCACAGCGCCTGTCCAATTCTTCAGGCGTGTGCGCGAGTATGGTTTCAGTGACTAGCATTATCTTCCAGTGACTTGTCTGCGAGATATTGCAACCAAGTGGTTTTAACGTCAGTGTTGGCGGCAGGTGTTGGCACAAACTTGCAGCCGTCAAGTAAGTATTTTTCCCTAGAGCGTAGGTACTCTATTGCTTCTGCACGTTTTACTTCATTGTAGTGGCTGGCCATGTTTATCCCCTAGAGTGAGAAAAGAACGATAAT